ATTTGGCGCAGCGCCTAAACCATGTCCAACAGTTGCAGCAGAACCTGTACCTGTATAAGTAACAATACTAAACCCAGCAGTCTGGTTTGCACTTACTGAAGATGTGATAGTGCCTGCTGTGTTAGTTACAGCCGATGCGTTTGATGCTCTCCATTGCCAGCCAACGTAAGTCTGGGTATTGGCGTTTGTCCCTGCTTGGTTACCAATAGAAAAACCGCTAGAATTAAAAGATGTAAGTGACCCTGCTAAAGTTGATTCTGCCGATGTGCTTTCAGACGCTAAATATTGAAGCGCACCTCTAACTGAATCGAACAAAGCATTACCAGTAGCTTGACTTCGTCCTTTATACCAAACAAAATCAGGCTGTAATGAAAAACCATTGACGGTGTTAGTAATGCTTTGTGTTGTGCCGTTACCAGTATAAGTAGTAGCCGCCATGTACTGCGCCCCTACAGGCACAATGGAATCAGGCAGGTTATATGTGTTAAGGCGATTGAATCCGGTAGGTGGTGTGTAGCTAAAGGGACGCTGACCAAAGTTAAATGCTGTAGATGCACCACCAACTGATGATGTTTGCATAAATGGAATATAAGTAATTCCTGATGTTATTGAGCCAGATGAATCAACAGAATTATTTTTATATATTGTGTATGTTAAAGCGTCAAAATTAAATGCAAACCCAAATACTGCGTTACTAGACATCCCAACATAGATTGTCCCAGTTCCTAAATATAAACTAGTATTTGTTGGCAATATTACGTTTGCAATGCCAACAGCATTCGTGCCACCTGTTACAACATCAGTAACTTCAAAATACCATTTTCCTGTCGTTGGTAAAGACATTGTTGCTTTACAGGCTTGGTTTGTGCCGGGTGTTGTTGCTGTTAAATTTCCATTTGTGATAGTAACTCCAGTATTATCAACTGGATTTAACGTAGGAAAGTTAGCATTAGTAGGGCTGGTATTAGTAGGTACATCTACCATAGAGTCGTAAGTCACCCCTGCTGTTAGAGAGATGTTGTTACTCGTCCAGTAGTTACCATTACCTGAACTGTCTTTGCCTATACCTACGTTCGCCGTAGTAGTCAGTGCGGAGTTATCTTGGAAGTTCAGATAGAAACCATTTGTTCCATACGACCCCGTGTACTTAGCAGGACTCCATACGCCGTAGGAATTGTATGCACCAAAACTAGATGGTGTTAAAGCCTGACCGTCGATGAAGTTGATTTCTTCTAGGTAGCCGTCTACATATCTAGTAAGAGCTGGCTGTGATGACCCTAGAGAATGAGAGATATTTTGATTAATGCCTAAATCGGCATTGAGAGTTGGATCAGACGAAGTACCCCACGTTAATTCAACCCCATTAACATACGCCCTTATGCGATTTGCTCCTGTTGCTTGTGTTGTATCTACTGCAATAACTATATGATACCAAGCAGATGGGTCTCTATAAATTGCATTAGAAACACGCCATGAAGTTGCGCCACCGCCAATCCCAAACGTGTCAGTAGAATTGAAACCACAGCCAAAGTAATTAGTATCTGTAAGTCCTGTAGATGGTCCACACACAAAAACAGACTGCAATACACCTAGAGTTCCACGTTTAACCCAGCCGCTCCAAGTCCAAGTTTTTCTATTTCCCGCCACAGCAGGTGTTCTACTAAAGTAAGCAGACGCACTTGATCTCAACCGTACCGAGCGTTGTAATGGGTATGTAGGTAACGCTGGATTTGAGCCAGCCATTGAGAAGACTGACATTACGCCACCGCTAGTGATTGACCCTGCTGATAAAGGTTAGTGCCGTCGCTTCTAAATACGAAGTAATCCTTGGCACCCGCCGCTGTAGACAATGTAGGCGCAACGCCACCTGCCCACTTAAATACTGAGTTCCAACTAAGAGTATTGCTACCTGCATTTTGTATTACTGCCAGAGCGTAGAACGCACCATTGACCAGTCCAGTCGGCGCACCCATAGTACGGTTACTAGATACAAACGTAAACGTCGCTACCTGACCTGATAATGTATTCCATGCAACCGTAGCAGCATCCGTTAAGTTTTGGTTTGGACCATAACCCGTTATAGAAAACGCTGCTTGACCTGATGTGTTGATAGATAAGTACGTAGTACCACCAACCTGCATTGAGCCAGTGCCATCATTATTCGCCGTTACCCCTAAAGTCATCTTATACTCCTTGATCTGGTGCTAAAGGCCAGACGATATTTTGCATAATTGTTGCCACTGCGTCTACGTCAGCCGCACTATCTATTGCAGTTGTAGCAGTTGCTGCGGTAGTTCTAATAGACTCTCTCCATGTATTCCAATCAGCAGGTACTGTTGTGCTAGTCTCAACTGCTTTAACCACCATCCAATCGGTCGGCAGGAGAATAGAATACGCTGTACTGTTGACTTGTTGAACAGAGCTGGTCTTAACTCCAGTTAAATCTTTTGGTGTGTTGGTGTAGTTAATATCTACTTGGTTCGTCTCTGCGTTATATACAGGAGCGTCTTCTGATACCCAGTAGTATTGATCGTTAGCTTGTGTGCCGTAGACCACATCCACCATACCTATAGATGCCTTCTCTTCTGGCGTAGATACATTGCACCAATTAGCAGGGTAGAAATTACCATCCCACTCGAAGGGTACGCCGGGCTGCACCAGCAGCATAATTATTCCATTTTGTACTATTGCAAACATCGTGTTCTCCTAACGAGCGAGGGAGTAGTTAAAAGGGTTTTCAGCAAAAGCTGCGTATATGTATGTACCACCAGAAGCGTTTGTGACTAATCCAGTAGAACGAAGTTTGAATCCGTTTGACAAAATATCAGTACCTTGTCCAGCAGAATCGGCATCAGACAAGTTTGCCCATAGCACGTTATTTGTTTGGTTATATGTGCTTCTAGATGTATCAATTAAGTTCCAATCTCCCGTACTGTCAGTGCGCTTAATCATTATGTATCTAGGTCTAAATCCCAGATACACAAACGGGCCATTAGTAGAGCCATTACCAGTGTACGAACCAAACTTAGAATAACCTGCTATTTCTGAGAAGCAGTAAGACACATACGTTGCGGCATTAAGATTTGTTTGCGATGATGTACCTACACTAAAAACTGTAGATGTTGGAGCAGTAGCGTTCCATGCTGTTGGCTCGCTTTGTTGCGCGTTTGTTGCATCAAGGTAAATTACATAGTTAGCATTGGTAAGACTTGCGTGATAAACAGACCAGTTGTATGCGCCATTACTTCTTGATTTATTAATAATCATCTTAGGCGCAACACCAAGCCCATGACCAATAGTGCCATTTGCTCCAGTTCCTGTTCTTGTAACAATACTAAATCCGCTTGTAGTGTTAGCACTGATTGTCGAAGGTATTGAGCCGCTTGTGTTGGTTACTGCTGGAGTGCCGTTTGCTTTCCATTGCCAACCGACATAGGTAGCTGCTGCTTGGTTATACGTTACATTTGTACCAGCAACACCAAACCCAGTAGAAGTTATGCCTGTAAATAAAGTTGAGTTATCCCCTTCAACTGCTGTTAAATTTGGATATAGGGCAAATCCCGATGGCCTAACAGAATCTAAAACGGCATGATTAGAAGCCGCACTTCTAGATTTAATCCAAACAAAATCAGGCTGGAATGACACACCATTTACTGTATTTGCTACAGACAATGCAGCCCCAGTACCCGTATATAACGTAGCTGCCATTTGCGCCGCACCATTAGGAATAGTAGGCGTAGGTAAGTTAAAGGTATTGAGTGACTTGAATCCTGTTGGTGGTGTGTAGGTGAATGGGCGTTGACCGAAGTTAGCGGCAATCTTATCTCCACCGTTTGAATACACAGCAAAACCGGGCAGAATAGTTCCTGTAAGATTTGTATATGAAGCACTTGTTCCAGCAGAAGGGTCACCTTGAACCCATGTGTTATTTCTACCCCACCAAATACTGCCAGTGTTTAAATCAATAGCAACTTGGATAACATTGCCCACAGAGATAGACCCTGCTGTACTTACTGTTGTGCTTACATCGTTATTTGTCTTAACAGAGGATGCTCCATTCCATTGGAAAGCCCAGCTATCTGATGTTCTTCCTAAATATGAAGCAAATCCAGTATATGTACTTCCTGCAACTCCTAAATAAAAATTGGAAGAATTTGAAACAGCAGTAATAGTATATTCAAAATAATACTTTCCAGATGTAACTCCCATTGAGCCAACGCCAGACTTCCACGTTGCTCCAACACCATTTAAATACCCTAAGTTACCATCAGAATAAGTTCCATTACCTAGTCCAGCAATAACATTTAACACCGGGAAGTTAGCATTACTAGCACTCGTTAACGTAGGCACATCTAACATCGAGTCATACGTTGCACCAGCAGTTACAGAGATATTATTAGGTGTCCAGTTGTTATTGTTGCCGCTTGAATCTTTACCGATAGTCGTAGCAGTAGCGCCAGAGTTATCTTGGAAGTTAAGGTAGAAACCGTTAGTGCCGTATGTACCAGTGTACTTTGCAGGCGACCACACACCATAAGCGTTATATGCACCGAACGATGTAGGTGTTAGTGCTTGACCGTCAATGAAGTTTACTTCTGTGTGATATCCATCGTAATAAAAAATGGTTGTACCTAAGTTATTGTAATAGCCTATATATTGAGCAACATTGTTGTTTATTGCTGTATCAAAATTTAATGATGGGTAAGTCGCTGTAGAAAATGCGGTTACTTGAACACCATTAATATATAACTTAACTCTATTTGTTGATGTTGCCTGAGTAGTATCCATCGCTAAAACTATATGGTACCAAGCACTTGGATCACGGAATACTTGTGTGGTTATAAATTGCAAGCTAGTAGATGTATTAATAATGTCATCTGAAAACACTAACGTATCAGTGCTTGCAGCAAAATACATATTAAAACGCTGTGTACCTGCTGTTGCTGCGGCCTGTGCGCCCATGATACTCAAATTTGCACCTAAAGCACCACGTTTTACCCATCCACTCCAAGTCCAAGTTTTGCGATTACCAGCACTAGCAGGGGTACGATTAAAGTAAGCAGACGCACTCGACCGCAGTCGCACACTACGCTGTAGTGGATATGTTGGACCAGATGGGTTACCCCCACCTACGATTGTAATTGTCATTACGCCACCGCCAAAGATTGACCTTGTTGATAGAGGTTGGTTCCGTCTGATCTAAATATAAAGTAATCTCTTGCACCTGCTGCTGTTGACAGAGTAGGAGCTGCACCGCCTGTCCATTTAAATACAGCGTTCCATGTCAGCGTGTTACTACCAGTATTTTGAATCACAGCTAAAGCATAAAAGCCACCATTAACCAAGTTGGTTGGTGCGCCCATCGTTCTATTAGAAGATACAAAAGTAAACGTAGCAGTCTGGCCTAGTGACGTATCCCAAGCAATCGTAGCTGCATCAGTTAAATTGATATTAGGCGCATAAGCCGTACCGATAAACGATGTCTGACCACTCGTTCCAAATGTAGCTACAACCGTACCAGCACCTGATCCAGTTTTAACAGACAAGATGCCCGTATTATCCGACGCTATATTTGTGCCTGAATTCGAAGCGTTACCCGCAGTTATCGTTGAAGCCATGTTTTACCCCTTATCCTACTACTGTCCAATTTGATCCCGGTGGGATAGTTACAGATGTAACTGATGTGATGTTCGTGCTACCTACAGACTGTGATGGGCTAACCGTGTAATTACCTACACCACCTGTGCCTGTACCTAATGCTGTAATCGTTGTGCCTACTGTAACGCCTGTGCCTGTAATAACTGCGCCTACATATAAAGTGCCTGTAGTTACTGCCGTAACAGTTAAAGTTGTAGCAGCGATAGAGCCAGTAAAATCAAGCGGCACTAGCGTTACAGGACCCGCAGTCATTGCGTTATATCCATTAGTGATCGTATAGCTTGCTGTGATTTCAGTTTGGTTCTCAAAGAACGCTTTGTTTAAACCACCACCTGTAGCACCGCCACCGCCGCCAATCTCACCCCATGTGGCAGTATTAGTGTTGTAGCCTTCGTATGTACCAGTCGTGGTGTTGTAGCGAATACCTGTACCAGCTCTTTGCCCAGTTGTACCAGAAGGCAGTTTTAAGCTACCTGTACCACCGAACGAGCCATTACCACCAAACGTACCGCTACCGCTAGATTGAAAGTCACTTGCTACATAATTTACTGCATCAACTACGTTAACTGCATCGCAAGCCAAGAACACAGTCTTACCAATAGGAATAGCTACTGTTGTACCGCCTGTAGGAGTTGTGCCGTTTAAAGCAGTTGCAGCAGAGATAGTTACTATTTGGTTCGTGCTGTTCTTGATGATATAAACTTTTGTTGCAGGTGGTATATAAACCGTAGCTGCACCGCCGGGAGTCCCTGTTAGAACTACAACCGCTTGTCTTGATTGGTCTGCTGCGCCATTAAGCGCTGTTAATGCCTGTGATATAGAAGTAACAGGAACCGATACGACACCAGCAACCGCTGCCTCTATTAGAGTCCCTAAGTTAGTATTTGTAGTTACACCCCAGACGCCAGCTTGGTCGCCTGTACCAATTAGGTTTAATCTTAGGTTGTTTGAATAAGTTGTAGCCATTTCCTAATCCTTTACGTTACAACCCAGTTTGAGCCGTCAGCCACTGTCACGACTACGCCATCCGCTATACTAATTGGTCCCGGAGTCATACCATTAAACCCAGTTGGAATTGTACTATTTACGGTTATAGTTTTAGATGCTAAATAAATTGCACCATCCCCACCGGCTACTATTGTTTGGTCTGTGCTTTCATACGCCGCTTTACCAGCAGGGTAAGTAACAAACACATCTTTAGTCCCAGCAGAGAAAACTATTTTTGCAGTAGTGCCTAGGGAGTTAGATAATACAGTGTCACGAGAAAGCGTTGTACCAGACGATGTGTACGTACCAACACCTACTTCCCATTCATTGCCAGTCTGACCAGCTATAGTGTAATAAGTATTGTTTCCGTTACCAATGTCAGCAAACGACCGATACCCAGTAACAGCACCTGCAAGCGTTATAGTGCCATTACCTGTAGTAGTGGTCGTTTCTTTTATCCTATCTTTTACGACAAATGCCATTAGTAAACCTCAGTATCTATTAGCACCCAATCAGTCGGTGTGTCTGTATCTATCAACTGCCAATCACCATTCACATTACTATTTATTGGCTGCCAATTTGCATCTTGCTCTGTACTAATATAGAAGTAAGACCAGTGCGGTGCTGCTGTTACAGTTCCTACGCTTGTTGTGGCTACTAAACTCTCTAAAGTATTAAAGTGCCTTACACCAAGTGGTACATAACTTATACTGGTTGTCGCCGTTACTCCAGATATTATCGCAACCTGCGAGAAGACAACACTACCAACTGAACCTGTACCCGTTACCGCAGTTAAACTTACTTCTGTTAGTGGCCCAACATCACCTACCGTACCTGTTGCAGTGGTTCCATCTTCCTGACCAGACTGTTGTGCTACTACAGTACCAACCGAACCCGTTCCAATTACACCAGATAAAACAACCGCCTTACCATGAAACGGATCGCCTGCCTGACCTGTTCCAGTTACACCGCTTAACGTAGGACTATTACTTGCAATTACCGAACCAACCGACCCAGTACCTGTTACGCCAGTCAGACTTGTTTGTACAGTTCCAACTGTTACCGTGCCAACTGAGCCTGTCCCTGTAACGCCTGTTAGACCAAACGCATATTCAAAACTTACATTACCAACCGTACCTGTTGCTGTAACCGCAGTTAAACTCTCAGCCTTACCAAAAGATACTGTACCTACTGTACCTGTTGCTGTAACCGCAGTTAAACTAACTTCAGAAGTTACTGCAACACTACCAACCGAACCTGTACTCGTAACCCCAGTAAGACTTACACTAACTGCATTAGCAGCAGGTAACCCCGAATAGGGTATTTCGGCGAACGAACTTATACCAAACATGGCTACGCTCGCCTTTTCCTAAAGTTAAGCTATATTCAACAGCGCAGTGCCGGGAGCATTAGCAGGCATCAGTAACGTAAATGTACCAGCAGTAATCGTCTGCGAACCAAACGTATGAACACTCACAGCCTTATCACTTTGGGAGCTGTTATAAATCAACACAGCATCAAACGCCGTAGATAACGTAACGCTTGAATAAGTAATAGAAGCTGATGGAGTCCAATACGCAGTCGTACCAGATGTTGCTGGTGGAGTTGCATTAGTTACAGTCACACCGCCCGGTGTATAACCAGCGCCAGATACTTCGCCTGTTACTGTGTATGCAGTTGTTGCAGCGCCAAGAGTAGCTGTGGTTATATACAAAGCGGCTTTAAACGTATCAGCAGTAGTAGCCGCACGGATTGGTGCAGTGCCAAAATTGTGTGTTGCAGTGAGAATCTCGCCTTTAAACGAGGTCGTCATAGCTTGGGTATTTGCCATAATAGTTCCTTATCCTAAAGATGCGGCGACGGCCTCGCCTGTTAAACTAAACTTCTTCAATGTCATGTGTACAGAGCGATGCACCAACTCACCATCTAACCAATACTCAACCCACTCAGCACGTTCATTATCGTTCTCGTCAACGCCTTCACGCTTTTCAAGTAACGAATCATCCATCTCGCCTTTGGTTGTATTTACTAGTGCCATACCTGCTCCTATACAAATCTTAGTAGTGCTGTTGTTGCCGAGTTAACCGGCATTATCACCGTGTTATTTGCGGCAGTAAATAATTTATCTGCCCCAAAATCTAATACAGCAATCGACTTATTGCTTTGTGTGCTGTTGTATATCAATGCGCCACGGGCAGTAAATGAAGCACCGGGCCAAGACACGTTATTAAAATTAATGTAGACCGTATTTGTGTTTGCATCTGTATTAATAGTCACGCCAGTAATAGTATTGCCGCCCGCCGTATAGCCTGTGCCTTCTACTTCATTCTCTGTTGTATATACAGTCGTAGTAGGACCTAATGTAGCAAAGCCATCATACAAAGCCATCTTCAACGTATTAGCAGAAAGGTCTTGATCCCCCTGCACAATATCGCTTCTAAAACTTAACGTCTGACCTTGTTGTAATGCCATTATGGATTAACCTTAATCTTTGCTTGTCCATCGCGGTACGAATCACCACGTTCTAGACCAGTACCCAAGCGGTTCAACTGAGACATAGCTTCTTGGTATTTCTGTTCATAAAACTGCATAACGTCAGCTTCACCCTTCATATAGGTATAAGCCTCAACTAAAGAGCCATAAAGCAAAACAGGCGAATAATTATCGCCAAGCCATGAAGTATTTGCTGTAGTAATAGACTGTGGGTAATAGTAATAATGTAGCTCTACTTCATAGTCTTCATCTGGAGTAGGACCCAGAATAAATGACAGCTCATCAGTTGTTACGCTGCTAATAACAGTTGGACCAAATAGAGCGTAGTACTTAGGTAATCCTTCATCAGTTGGACTAGGATACGCTGCACGAATAAAGTTAACGTCTTTGTTTAACAAATACTCATAGTTGCCATCGCCATCAATTACAGCTAATGAGAAACTAGATAAATAGTCAGTGGGGCATGACAGATATTTATTGCCAGCAGTTACACCACCCGTTACGTTCTTTCGCAATGGAGGAATCTGCACTGTGTTATAAATGCGCTCTTCCGCTTGTGTTACAAACGTAGGTATAGTATCTACGAAAGAAGTCTCGTAGTTCTGTGTGTAGTTCTGTATCTCAGCAACAAGTTCTGTGTAGTTCACAGCTATTCCTTAAGCCATTGGTCCGCGAGCTTTTACGCCTTTAGTAGCTGCACCTGTGCCGCGAATCTTAATACCATCAGTCTTTATATTATCCGCAGCGGGATCGCCAGCGCTTACGCGTGGTGTAGCAGTTTTACTAGTCATCTGATTAGCAGCTAACTTATTTGGGTCTTCCATTTTCTTCATGACCATAGGGCCTCCAGACATACTGTGTGGTTTAGCATAGACAGCGGCTTGACCCACTTCTTTGCCTTTAACCTTTTGTGAAAACTTAGCCATTAACGGCTCCGTTGGTTATTAGCACGCGCCATGTTACGACCAACTTTTTTCATATCCATAGAAGTTACACCGCCTTTTTTCATGCCGTGTAATCTTTTTTCGTGCTTTTTAATTTCTTGATCCGCGATCTTTTTGATCATCGGCTTATCTTTTTTTACGTCTTCGTGTTTCATATCCTACTCCTAAGAAATTGTTACTGTTCCTACCAAGCACTGCACTGCCAAGTTGTTAGGTGTTAAACCCGCATCGTTGGCACTTGCTCCGCCAACAGGCCACCAGCCCCACTGAAACACCCTACTACCACCGCCCGGATCGCCAAAGTCAGTATTAGTAGTTAACTGCAATCCCGTATAACCAGACTGGTAGTAACTGGTATCTGGGCGAGGTTCCCGTACAGCTTGTGGGTCATCGACTGGATACATACCTAATTGTAACTGCGGCTGATCAGGTTCCCAACAGCTTTTACAGACTTTAATCTGTACCTGCTTGGTCTTAATCGTGAGCTTCTTCAGCTCTTTTAACTTGTACCTAAACCCACACCGATCACACTCGGCGATTGAGTTCTTACCACTTGCAAACCTATTACCCATGATTAGAGGAACGCCTCACGAGGAACAAGTCTATCAGCCGCTTTCTCGCGGTCTTCAGTTGACGCCCATTCCCAAGCCTCGTCATACATAGCTTTAAGTCCCATAACACGCGCTGGATCAACTTCAGGCTTCTTTACTGCAATCATATACGCCAAGCCAGCAACTAAACAGTTTAAGAAACGGAACGGAATATCAATCACGTTAGTACCATTACCCGCATCATATATACGTTTCATTCTCCAATAATAGAAGACGTAGAACGGCTGCTCTTCCGTGCCTTGGTCTGGAGCAGGCCAGACGTTGATCTGCGGGTGCTTTGCTTCCGCCGCGTTGGAGCCAACCTTTTGTCCCGACTGTCTATTAATCCAGACTTGGATCGGACGCCCTTGCGCTTCTTTGTTGGGGATGGTTGAGTAGGTAGAGACACTAATACGTGTGATGTTGAGGTCAGTCTGGTTAGGACCCTGTCCGGAAAAAGTACGGATAACATGCTCAACCAAATCAACGGTGTCAATAGGTAGATCATAAGTAGTCTGCCCCTGTACCATGTTTATCGAACCTTCTTCGATAGTCCATAAGTTAATCCCCTTGTTAGCCCAGTCAGCCGTCAAGAAGTTCATACTACGACGCGCAGTTCTAAAGTCATAGCCCGTACGCAATTCCAAGCCACAACGCTCGAACGCCTCTTCGAATATCTCGTTTAAATCTGGGTTAAACGCTGTTGTGTTTGTGGTGTATGCCATTATCTAAATCCCGCTGTTTTCTTAGCAATGCTTTTAGGCTGTGCTACAAACTGTTTACCTGCTTTCTTGCCCGCACGCTTGGCTTTTGTAGTAGCTGCATATTCAGCAGGACTTAAAGCCTTTATTGCTTTCTCCGGCAAATACCGCTCACCGGTTTTACTTGAGGGCTTACCGGACTTAGTCCGCCATTTCTGGTCTCCCCAAGCTTTAAGCGATTGTTGCGGCGCTTTCAATCTTTATATCCTCCACCTGCTGCCTTGTACTTCTTAGCAACAAGCTGAGCTTTACGAGCTGACCACTGACCTGCGCCTGTACCGTGCGTTGCTGCGGCTTTTACTTGAGACACAATCTTCTTACGTAGACTGGGTTTCGTGTAATTGCCAGCAGCATTAACCTTCCCACCTTCTTTATATTGACTAAAGTCGGTATCGTCCCGTCGCGCTTTCTTCTTCGCTTTGGGCATCTTGGAAGGGTTAATATCACCCATACCACGCGAGGCTAACATTAGCACTTACCGCCGTACTTCATACCTTTAGCACCAACCATCTTAGGCATAGCAGCTTTGGTTTTACCCTTAGTAGCAACGCCATCAGCTGCTTTGTGACCAGCAGCTAAACCACCACCAGCCATCTTCTTCATTGGCTTCTTACCTGCCGCTGCTGCTTTTTTCTTTGCGATCATTTCCATGAACGGATTTGCTTTAGCCATACCACCTCCTGATTTAGTGAACTCTTTACCCACACTTTGCGGAACACCCGCCTTTTTTGCAAACTTAGGGTTGTTAGCCACCGCTTGCATGAATCGTTCTTGCTTTTTACTAACGGCTGGCATTAGCACATCCGTCCTTTAGTTTTACCACGCATTGCACAACCATCACCACGAGAAGAAGCGGAACCACCACTAGCCATCTTCTTAACCTTACCGCCTTTTCTGTATGCTCTACCGCCTTCACCTTCCCATGCTGCTTCTTCGGTACTGATGTTGCGTACAGGAGACTTCATGCTGCGATCTTCTTTACCTTTAGACATCTCACGATCTTTACGCTGTTGTTCAGAACGCTTCATGCCAGATAGAAGAGCCGCGCCCCCAAGACCGACAGCAGCAGCGCCAAGAGCAGCGGCAGTGCCTCTGCTACGTTTATCTTCCTTGCCGAGGTCTTCATAGCCTTTGCCAACTTTTTCATCGGATTTGTCCTTTTTAGGAACACCGGAATCCATACTAGCTTTAGGAGACTCCATCTCAGTAGAGTACTTCTTGCCGTTCCACTCAAAAGTCTTTTTACCGTCTTCACGAGCTTCTTTAAATGCTTCTTTAAAAGTACTGCCAGAAGCGTCGTAATGCATTTTCTCAGCCATGATTAAGCCCTCGTCTTTCCACGAATTGCGCAGCCATCGGCACGGGCTGACGCTGATTTAACTGAACCGCCTGAAGCCATTTTCTTAACCATGCCACCTTTTTTAATGCCATAGCCCAACTCATCAGCTTTTTCTTTTTTACGACCCTCTGCAACAAACCTTACCCTATCAGCCATTTTTTGCTCATTAGTACGGCGGTCCAAAGTCTTAGTAGCACTGTCGATTGTGCTTTGTATAGGGTTTTCTGAACGACCTTTAAATCTTGACCCTGAAGGAAGTTTCTTTTCACGTACATCTAATTTATCGTAGCCAGATGGCATACGAGTGGACTTAGTGTCTTTAGGAAAACCAGATTCTTTATCTACTTTCTTAGCTACAACTTTTTTAGCTGGCTTCTCGTCTATGTCTGCTTCTTTGTTTAATACTGTTTTACCAGTAGGCTTATAAGGCTCTTCTGGTTCGCTCTTCTTAATATAGTCAGTTATCTGGCGACGAGGTTCTTCTTCTGATTTTGCTCTTGTATTGTACGAAGACGATTTATTTGCGTCGCCCACTGGCTCTGAGTCAACAGACTTAGGCGCTTCTTTCTTACCACCAAACAAACTAGACAGCTTGCCTTTAACGTCGTCAACAGAGTAATAACGTTGTTCCCCCGAATTACGCATCATAGGGTTAGAAGGAGCAGCCGTGTACTTACGGCCTTCAGAATCTTCACGGTATTTTATCTTGCCGCCAAGAATACCTTCGTCTTCTTTGTCGTATTTAGTTTCGCCGCCTTCGTTAAACTTTTTCATTTTACGCTTCATGATTCATCCTTTGCCCAATGAGCTGATCAATTTTTGCCTCAAGGCGGTTAAAACGTTGATCAATGTGGTCAGTAATACGCTCAACTTCAGCTTTAGTGACGTTATCACGGGCGATCTCCTCACGAGTTCTGTTGAGCAAAATAGTAATACGCGCAAGCTCAGAAAACTTCTCATGAGCTATGTAAGCAAATAATCCGGTGAATAGTGTTAGCCCACCAGTCCAAGCAATTGTAAGTTCCATATCGGTTAACACTTCCATGCTCTCAAACTTTTATTGATTCTACTATTCGGATCATTTGCTGTTTTCGCAGATGTAAGCTTCTTTTTCATACCTGACATACGGGCGCAGAACGACTCTTTCCTTGAACCGCCTTCCGGCTGGGGAGGTTTCAAATTCATGCCTTGCTTTTTCGCGGAGGCTCTCCCCTTGGCGTTCAAACCCCCAGCGGGGTTCTTGCCTTCTTTTCTCTGCCATGCAGGAGTCTTAGCCATAGAACACCGTTACTTTTGCCGATGTTGGTACTGTTACATGTACATCCGTTGTAAACAAAATACCTTCGCCGGGGATTAAGTTTGCAAATGGGTTGTTTGTGTTAGCAGGGACATTAAATTGCAGTCTAATAACGCCTGTTGCGCCACCGTCTCTAAAAATAATATCGCCAGCAGTGCCACCAGATAAACATTGGTAGCCCTTAACACGAGTGCGCCCCGTAACCATAGTGCCTGTCGCCTCAACGTGAGATGACTTAACGTCTGTTTGCATCATGATGATGCCTCCCTATTATTGTTGAGTAGCAGTAGGGTTAGCGTTGCCATTAGTGTCACGAACAACATACTGAATTACAACAGTAGCAGCACCAGTAGTTAAAGAAGTACCAGTAGCAGTGTAAGTAATTAAGTCGTCAGTAGTGCCAGTATTAGCAGCAAGAGCAGCGAAAGTAGAAGCAATCGTTACACTAATAAAGCCAGTTGAAGTAATAGTAGAAGCTGTAGCTACATCAGTACCACCGATAGTGATCTTTAATGTAGTAGCGGAGCTAAAGTCAGCAGACGTAATGATCTGAACGCCAGTAATTAACGAGCCAGCAGGAATTGAACCTAAAGTGCCGGTCAATGAATTAGTAAACGTTTGGAAAGTTACAGGAATAGTTTGAGCGACTACAGTTGCACCCATGTTACGAATTGTGCCAGCAGTAGTGCCAGTAGTGTTTTTGACCGTGCCTAATAGCCAAGGGCCAAGATGAGTAGCGAAACCCATGATTTATATCCTCACATGCGAGTTAAGTGCGCCAATTTGCATGTTACTAGCCGGGGCTATTTGACACACCGGAATCCCGGTTTATTACTTTATACCATAAAAAAGGGGGGTCGTAACCCCCCTTTCATTACTTAGGCACCCGGTGAAGCGTACATGCCAAGCGGATCAGACCAACCAAACGAATAACGCTCACGAGACTTGTAACGTACGTTACCTGTATCGAAGTCACCATCCATTGAGTTAGCCAATGGACTACGAACAAAATGCTTCATGCCGTTTGGAACGTCGGTAGTTAAGTACCATGCGTTTGTGTCGGTCAAGAAGTGATTGATTGTGTAGCCTTCTGGGATTGAACCATTGTTCTTAATCGCGTTAACGTCGTTGTCAGTAGTACCAACACGGAGTTCGGTCTCTAACAGGCGAGTTGCAACGAATTGCAGAGCAGGTGGAACGATCAATTTCTTTGGCTTAGCAGCGATCAACAGACCACGTTCATCAGTCCATGCAGCGATTTGAATAACAGCGTTTTCCAACGAAGTTTCGTTCAAGTCAGCAGGAGTTGCTGGTGTGTTGCTGTTGGTGCCACCAGAAACTAAAGGATGCGAAGCGTTGAACAGAGATACGCCATCACCGCCGGTATAGGCAGAGCTGAAGCCATTGTTCAGTACGTTTGCAGCTTTAACTTGCTTGGTGTATGCCATTGCACGAGCCAAAGCTTTGGTGTAACGAGCGGATAACGAGTCATACAAGTTATCTTCGATTGCTTCTTCAGTTAAAGAGAAGCCCAAAGCGATTGTTTCGTGGTTGTAGCGAGCTGTCCATGCTTCTTGAGCATTGTCGTAACGAATAGCAGAGCCTTCGTTCTTAACAGGTGCAGCAGAGAAGCCTGACAGTTTTGTTTCTTCTTCGAAGCTACGTTCCGATGTTTCGGTTTCGTAGATTTCTTTATGCTCTTCGCCGTAGCGAGCATACTCAAGACCAAACAGAGCGTTCAAGCCCGGTAAGAGTTCTTTTAATAGTTGTGCGCGTGAAATAGCCATTTAGTTTCTCCTTAAGCGATGCTGGTGCCAGCGTAATACTGATGCTGACCAAAGTTAATCTTGACCAGAATCTCTGGATACTGCATAAACACAAGCGTAGAACTAGCGCCAAAAGCTGTGGCAGGAGCTTGGTTCAAGATAAACGAGGTAGCACCGGCAGAAGCCGCTGTATCAACAAAAGAACCCGAACTGATATATTGACCGTTCGAGAGCAGCGAACCAACATCAGTGCCAACTGGCAACGCAAACGGCAATGCCGAACAGGTCACAGTAGCAGTAGAAATGCTAGTATACGTTGCCGTACCCAAAGAAACAGCCGTGTCAGGCACTAAACCAAGCACACGAACTGGCAAGGAAGAAGTGGTGGCAGGGGTATCAGTAGGAGCCAAAATTGCGTTCCTAGAGTTGCCGGATGCAAGACTGCCTGTATTGTTGATCATTGCCAAATTTTGACCGATCATGGCACGAGCGCCAGAAGCAATAACAGTACCAGAAGAGCAAACAACACCTTTGAAAACTGCATCAGGGTCGTCAGAAACAATAGCTACTGCATCACCAGCCGCAGTTGATGCAGGCCAGAATTGTTGAAATTGCTTTTGTTTTGTGACGGGGTTGGTAAACGAACATCCCAAAAAGATGCCGGTTTGGTTACCTGCTGTGCCAGTAGACACAGACAAGCGGACGATTTCACCACGAGACAAACCTACGTAATCACCGTAGAAAATGTTCGTAGAGTAACCATTAGTGATTGGATATTCACGAGTAGAACCCGCAAATACCTGACCTCCGATCACTT